CCAGAACGATTGGCGTTCCAATCCGCAGGACGCCAAATTGCGGCACGACAATGCCAGCGTCGTTCCGTAGGAGGATGATGTTTGCCGCCCGAGCACCAGGCGTGCTGTCCCCCGCATCAAAGCCAGTGACAGACCCAAGCACAACGTCGGCGGCATCCTGCGCCCGGTTCCACGCCCGTGCAGACACGGCCGAGGACAGACGCTGGCCCTTTTCGATTCGGTAGTTGTCGCCTGCCATTAGGTCGTGCCAATGCCTAGGTCGGAGAAATTGGCTTCCCGATAGACCTTGTTGACGTAGACGGCCTTTGGATGCTGCAGCAGAGCGTTACTGTCAACCTTGGACTCGTAGCGCACCCAGAGGTATTCGTGGCCGTTCTTGGTAATGCCGCTGATGTTTCCAATCGTCATGGCCGGCATCGTCTGCCCTGCGCCAGCGTTTGGAGAAGCCACGAATTTGAACGATAGCGACCACGGGCCGTGCCCCTTTTCCTCATCCCATTCATGCGAGCCGCTGCAACCCATGAACAAGACTTCGCCTGTCGCGAACGTGCGAAAAGCAGCGTTGTTCACGGTGCCGGTGAGGCCGGCAACAGTCTTGATGTATGCAGACGTGACGTACACATGTGGAACGTCATAGTTTTCCGTCCACGTCAACTGCGGCACGACAATGTCAACGCCGGCAACGCTGGAATCGTCAACGCCGATAGCGCCAGACATGTTGGTTGCGTTAGACGGAAAACGTTTTTCAAAGTCTAGTGTCGCACCAGCGCCAATCGCCTGGCACTGGGTGATGTGCTGCGTGCCGCCGGAAGTGTCAAACGACCGCGACCGCTTGAGCGGATCTTTCTGCGTCTCGTCATCCGCCCCCATCTTTTCGTAGTTGACGGTGACTTGCCACGCCTTGTCACCGAGATACGAAAGCGAATAGCTCTCTGCTCGAAGGTTGACGCTGGTGCCTGGGTATTGCCAGTACGGTTCGAGCGTCGAAATGCGGCTGTTGGCATCTGCGTGCACTGCAACGTCGTCGTCGGTGCCGAAGACTTTGTAGGACCGCTGCATCGTCGCCGTGGACTTTTTGCCAAGGCGATAAATGGTTGCGGATCGGCTGTCGCCGTCTTCAACCCACGTCAGTGACATTACTCAGCGGCCCGTGGGCCGCCCTCCGCTGCGATTTGTTCCGTAGCTGCCGCCGTGCGTTCCGCAGCCTTGAGCGTCCGTTCCGCAAGGCTGCTACCAAAGCCCATGCCGCCAAGGGCCATGGACGAGAACGTGCCGGCCACTTCCGATTTGCTTCTGGCGGCATCTTGGCCAGCTGCATCAGCACCGGCCTGCGCCGAAGACTGCGCCGAAGCCGATTGAGCATTGACAAGGTTTTTCGTGATCCGCTCTTGGGCATCATCAAGTGCCGCTTCAATTGTGCTGGACTGTACGGAAGACAACCGACCATTGGCGGATAGTGCGTCAAACTCACCATAGAGGTCGCGCAGCTGATCAATGGATGAAGCGCCCTCGATGTCTGACAGCAGGCGCGCAAACTGATCGTTTCGTGCGCGTGACTCACGCTTGCCCTTTCCTTTGCCAGCTACCGTTGATTCAGCCGCCTGCGTGTCTGCCCTGCGCTGATCGGCACGCCGTCTGTTTTCTGCCTGCCGCGCCTCCCGATCAGCCGCCGCGCCTTCAACAACGGCACGTTCTCGGTCCTTTCGCTGATTTTCTGCGTCAGCATTTTGTCTAGCGGCTTCTGCCGTGCGACTCTCAATGCCAGGCCGCTCCTGCCGCCGCTGTTCAGCCCGCGCGGCGTTCTCATCCTTGATCGCCTGCACACGCTCCTGCGTGTCCTTGGCTCCAGTGATGAACCCTTGAATTTTCGTCCATGCGATCTGAATGGCGGCAACGAGATTGTCGAACGTCGCCATAATTCCGTTGGCGATGTTGTCGAAGAACCCAGTTATCCATGCCCCCATCGTGTTGAGAATCGCAGCGGAATCGGTGTAGAGTTTGTCCCAGATGATGTAGATTTCAGACCCGATGCGTCCGAACACGTCTTGAAACGCCGTTGTCCACGGGTCAACGTAGGACATGATTGCTTCCACGCCACGCAGCCAACCGGCAACAAGCCCTGCCCAGAGGATGTCCATGGCGCCAGCTAGGTCGCCATCTGCAATCGCTTCGTAGATGCCGTTAAACGTCGTGGTGGCGGTTGACGCCAAGTCGGACAGAACGACAGCTCCATCAGATACTGCGGCGCTGAACCCGCTGCCGATGGCCGATGCGATCCCAGAGAATCCGCCCGCTGCCGTGATGGCTACTGCCGCAACGGCTCCCAGTAGGCCAATCATGGCAAGCAGCGGCGCATTGGCTACTGCCCACGCAGCGCCAGTGGCAACGGCAGACGCTACGGACTGCGCTGAAAAGGCAACGACGCCAGCAATCGCGTTGTAAAAAGACGTGCCGATAAACATGGCAAGGCTGGCAACAGCGTTTAGCGGAGCCGCCACAATGCTGCACGCTTTGAGAATGCCGCCGAATGCAAAACTGGCCACTTGAAGTGACAAGCCTAGACCTGTCAGCACGCCGCCAACGGCAATCGTCGCCACCGCCAGCTTGGCAAACTGGGCCACGGCTTCTTTGTTGTTCGTGACGAAGTCCACAAGGCTGCGGGCCAGCCCTCCCACAAACGGAATGACGGAAGCCAGCGCGGGTGCGACAGCGTCAGATATGGCAATCGACATCCGTTCCAGTGACGCCATGATGTTGCCCATGGCGCCCGATAGGCCGGACATCATCACCTTATATTTCTCACCAACCGGCAGCGCCGACGCCATGCTTGCCTGCATGTTGGCGAAGCCTTCCGCGCCGGCGCTCGTCAAGATCGAAGCCGCACGAATGGCGTCAGCGCCGAAGATGCGGCGGAAAATGTCATCCTTCGCCGTCCGGTCCATTCCCGCCAGCGCCCCGTTGAGCGTGCGGATAATCTCGACCATCGGTTTCATCTTGCCGTCAGCGCCACGGAACGCATCGACAGACAGGCCGAGTTGCGCAAACGCGCCGATTGCTTCGTCTGCTGGCGCCATCAATCGCATCAGCATCGTCTTGACGCTAGTGCCGGCGTCGCTGCCCTTAACGCCGTTGTTGGCAAGGATGGCAAGAGCCGCTGACAGATCGTCAATCGACTGGTTCGCCAGCGCCGCCACGGCAGACGACATTGAGAACGCTTCAGACATCTGCGCGATAGACGTGCTGGATGCGTCAGCCGCAGACGAAAGCGTATTGGCAGCCTTCTCGCCACTGATGCCAAAGACGTTCATGGCGTCCGACATCACAACGGCCGCCTGGCCAACGTCCATTTCGCCAACCTTGGCGAACTCTAGTGCGGCCTTGCCAGCACCACCTAGCACGGCGTCAAGGCTCATGCCTGCCTTGAGCAGTTCGAGCATTCCGGCTGCGGCCTCAGTCGGCCCGACGCCTAGCGCCTCCGACATCCCCATTGCTGCCGACTTGACCCGATCAAGTTCGCCTTGCGTTGCACCGGTGGACGCCTTGATGGCAAGCAGGCGATCTTCAAACCGAGCACCGGCGGCAACTGCCGCAACGATTGGCGCCGCCATGCCGGCGCCGATGCCAGTGAGTGCAGCGCCCGACATCGACAGGCTGCGGCCCATTGTGCCGACAGCCTTATTCAATTTGCCGAGCGCGGCAAAGAACTTTCTGGGATCTGCCCCGATCTCAACGTAAACCTGGCCAGCACGTACCTTGGAAGAACTCATACGTATTTCTGCCAGTCTTTACCGAACAGCCGTTTCAGTTCTTCGGGCGATGCCTCGCGCGCCTTTGGCTTCTTTGCGAACGGGTTGAACTTTCGGGGATCGGCTTTCGGTGCGTGCTTGTCTTTGTGCAGGTTGACTTGCTGGGCCAGCAGGTTGGCGGTGTGCCACCAATCGTTCTCTAGGCGGCCGTTTCTAGCTGCGATGAGTTGTCGGAGGGTCCACCTGCCTGGATGGACTCCGATGATTCCAGCGGCTTCCCAGACGGCATCCCAGATGCTGCGTTCGTCAGCGTCTCCACTGTCACGCCCGCCATCTGCGCCTCCGCCCGACCGAGCATTTCGGTTTGCACTTCGTCCATCTTGCTGCCGAGAAGCCCGACCATCTTGCGGAGGCGCTGCGGGAAAAAATCGACAAGCTCGGCCTCCAACGCCTTGGAAGCCGACTCGAGCGAATCGCCACGCAGTCCGTCCAAGAATTCTTCACGGGACAATTTCCGTTCCTCTACCTGCTTCACAAGCATGGCGTAGAGGATTTCGCCTAGTTTGGCGAACTGGCTCCGAAGCACCTGGAACGTCTGCGCGATGGACCCAGCGTCCACCAGATCGAACGGCACTTGCTTCCGTTCGCCTGTGTCATCGTCGGTCACGTCAACCGTGACCATGTCGCGGACACGCAACGCGCTGGCGACCGTCAACGCAAGCCTCCACGGCCTGCCTTCATCGTCCTTGAATTCACGCATATCTAGCGGAGCCCCTCTTTCGTCATCCTGGCTTCAATCGTGTAGGTCACCACGCCGTCAATCAGGCACGATTCAGAAACGCCAGTGACAACCGCCGGGAACGACCAGCCGCCCGTGCCGCCAGACACTGTCAGTTCAGAGCCATTCTGCAGGGACGTTATGAAACTGCTGGCGGCGTCGTCGTTCACCTCAATGGACACTGATGCGTCAAAGCCGGTCGAATAGACAGACGAATAGCGGCTGGCAAACTCGTTGATTTCGATAGTGCGTGCCGACTCAGTGAACGTCACGCTGCGAACGCCGGCCACTTGTCCGCCAACTTCAACGGTGCAGTCCTTCCCGAGCGTGATGGCCAACTCACGCCTCCTTGGCAGTCACTGAGAACGTCACTGCGCCATCAATCGATATGTTTTCCGTCACGCTCATGACGGCCCAACCGGTCGCTGCAGCCTCAAGGGCAGCGACCAGACCCGTGGCGTCGTGGCACTCAATCTCCCACGTCTTCGTTTTGAAGCCGGCTTCGTTCGCCTTGTGACCAGGAGCGTTGGCGCTGCCGCCGATGTTGTCTCGGTTGCTGATGTCGATCGTTTCGCACTCCTCGGTGTAGGTGGCCGAGATAATGCCAGCGCCAATCGGAGGGGCGCCGCCGTCTTTGCCAAGTGAAGCCATGTGTTTGTGTTCCTTGTGTGATCAGTCAGCAGCCGGAGCGGCACGAGAGCCAGAAACGGTGTACGTCGTGATGCCGTCAAGCGGGTCAGCCTTGGCAACACTTGTGCAGATGTAGGTGGCGTCGCCGGTTTCAGTCCCGCCAACGGTGAACTGGTCGCCCGCCTCAACGCCGGGATCGTCAACGCATTCCACTTCGATGGTCTGCTCAATCAGAGCTTTCTTGAACTTGCGCGACGCATCGCCAAACTTGGTCGCGTCAATTTCGCTGGCGGAATTCGTGACGGTGCAAGACCGAGCGTTTGCAACGCCCGTGATCGTCACGTCTTTGCCGAGTTTAATGGCCATGTGTGCTCCTTGGGCGGGTGTGCTTGCAGATTAGGGCCAGCACAGCAAAGCGGCGTAGGGGGTGTGGCTAGCCTGTTTTCCGCAGAGCGTTCCGCCACTTTTCGTTCGCTTTAGCAACGGCCTTTTGCACAAGCCGAGCGCCCTGCATGAACGGGCGGGCCGGATAGCGGGCCGTCTTCACGATCGTGGTGGCTTCCCAGTTACGGGAATGCCGCGGCTTTTTGTTGGTCCAGACAAGCAGCCCGTAGTCAAACTGATTCCGTTGCGGGCCGAGGCTTGTGCCTTTCGTGAATCTTCCTGACGCATCGCGCCCGGCCCCGCTTCGACCGGCAGACCTTCGCAGATAAGCATTTCGTGCGGCGCCAACGCCAGTGCGCCACGCACGCAGCCGCAGCGTTCCGCCAAACTCATGCAGCTTGTTGAGCCACGGCGCCTTGGCGGCCCCGATCACTGCCGTCTTGCGGCTGGTGTCGAAATAGTCCTTTATGTCTGCGTAGGTGAACCGCTTCGGCCCCCACGATTTGATTGGACTGCCGGCAGACCGCGGCTTCCCGCTGTTCACCATCGTCAAATCTTTGTATAGGCCACC